ACCAAGGGCGCACTTAGCGCCCTTTTCTTTTTGAGCAGAATTATGTGTGAAATGAGCAATCCTCTTTAAAAGTTCATTTTAAGACTATTGAAATGAGCATTAGAGCGCGCATTGCAAAAAGGCTTTAAAACCGCTTTAAACCTTTAAATCAATCGCCGATGTCTTTGGCGATGTGAACTACCTGACCAACCACATCAAACTGGTGCTGTTCCTGTTTTGGAATATCCACTGGGCTATAAAAAGCATTGTCGCTTATCAGTCGCCATGTTCCTAACATGGATTGGTACCGCTTCACAAAAAGCTCATCACCATTCCTGAAAATATATATGTGTCCATCTTGCGGCTTGTTCCTAGCCATGTGAACTACAAGCGTGTCATTGTTGTGGATCGTAGGCTCCATGCTGTCGCCTTTTGCCCACACGATCGCTAAATCCTTTTCGTTGAACCCTCTATAGTTCAGCCACTTACGGCGAAACGCCAGATATCGAGTCGGCTCCATGTTCTCTGGGTTAAGCGCGCCGTGACCTGCTGAAACCTGTATTCGATAGCCAGGTATCATCACGAACTCATCCATTAGGCTCGGCATCGCATATTGCTTTGCTGGTTCTTCAACGCCTGATACCACACGCAGCTTACCAGTGGCTAGCCACTCAATTGACACATTCGCTTTCTCGGCAAGAGTGATCAGGTTTTCGAGCGTAGGGGAACTAACACCGGACAAATAATTGTGCAGCGTGCTGTATGAAATCCCAGTCTCTTTGGCGAAAGCTCTACCGCTCTTCCCACCTAGAACATTGAGCAACCTCTCAGAAAAAGTAGTTCCTTTTCCCTGTTCAGGAAAAGGAACTGAGTTCCCATTCCCTTCTTTTTGTTCCTTTTCTTGATAACTCATTGATTGTAAACGCCTTAAATTGGTTTAAATAAAGGATCAGCAAGAACAATAAAAGGAACAACTTTTAGTTGACTAGTTCCTTTTATTGATCAAAACTGTTCCTAAATTAACTAAGTGAGTCAACTTAGTGAACTAACTAACTGTCAATGATGGCAGAAATTTCGAGGAATAGGAATGGAGCGCACAGATTTACACCGAGCAGACATCATTGCCGCGCTAAAAAAGAAAGGCATTTCAATGAGCGCTTTGAGTCGTGATAACGGGCTTGCATCCACAACTTTAGCTAATGCGTTAGAGCGTCCTTGGCCGAAAGGCGAACGCATCATCGCGGAAGCTCTTGGCATGCAGCCTTGCGAGATTTGGCCAAGCCGTTACCCAGACTTACGTAAAGCGGGGTAACTGCCATGGAATGGTTCGTTATTAAGGATCTTATTGGTCTTTCAGACATGCCAGCCACAGAACGTGGCATCAGAAAGCATGTAGAACAGCTAGCGGAAGAAGCAGGCGTTGAGCGCCGCAGAAGACAAGGTTCAAAAGCCTTTGAATACCCAGTAAGCATTTTGTCACCCAAGCAACAAGCCGCCCTCCTAAAGAAAACGGGCAAGGTCAAAGTTGGTGAGCAAGTCATCAACCTGCCAAAAGCAAAGGCAGAGAAAACCTATTGTCGCGAATCGCTGTGGGCATCGTGGGGTAAAACCAACGACAAAACCAAGCAGAAAGCACAACAGGCCTTGCGCTGCGTTCAAGCAGTGAAAGCGTTGGAACAAAACGGCATCAACCGCATGCACGCCTACCAAACCGTGTGTGATGAATACGGAATCCCACTTTCAACGCTGCGCCGTCACGTTGCCAAAGTGAAAGACATTGACGAATGCGACTGGCTACCTGCGCTGCTCACCAAGCACTTTGAAACCGCGCAATTGCGCAAGGTGGAGCACTTTGCCCACATCACGCCAGAGGCTTGGGAGTTCTTCAAAGGTGATTACCTTCGCCTGGAGCGCCCAACCATGAGCGTGTGCTACGAGCGCCTAAAGAAAGTGGCAGTGCAAAACGGCTGGGCAATCCCAAGCCTGAAAAGCCTCAGCCGCCGCCTAGAAGCCGAAGTGCCTATCCAAGCGCGCGTCATGCTGCGCGAAGGTGAGCACGCCTTGCACCAAATGTTTCCGCCGCAAGAGCGCAGCGTGCTTGAGCTGCATGCCCTCGAATGGATTAACGGAGACGGCTACCAACACAACGTGTTTGTGCGTTGGTTTAATGGCGAAATCGTGCGCCCTAAAACATGGTTCTGGGCTGATGTTTACAGCCGCAAGATTCTGGGTTGGCGCTGTGATCTCAGCGAAAACACAGACAGCATCCGCCTTAGCTTCATGGATGTGATCGAGCGCTACGGCATACCCAAGCACATCACCATTGATAACACCCGCGCCGCTGCTAACAAGTGGATGACGGGCGGCGTGCCGAATCGTTACCGCTTCAAAGTAAAGCCAGATGACCCGAAAGGCCTCATGACCATGTTAGTCGGTGAGCGAAACATCCACTGGACAAGCGTGATCCTCGGTAAAGGTCATGGTCAGGCAAAGCCCATCGAGCGTGCGTTTGGTGTGGGTGGCCTTGAAGAGTACATCGACAAACAACCGATTAACGAAGGCGCTTATACAGGCCCGAACCCAATGGCGAAGCCTGAGAACTACGGCGACAAAGCCATTGATGCGGACGTGTTCCTAAAGTCCATCGCTCTCGGTGTGGAAATGTTCAACCAAAAGAGCAACCGCAATAACGAAGTGTGTCGCGGCTTTATGAGCTACGAAGAAGCGTTTAACGCCAGCTACCAAAGTGCGCCGATTAAAAAGGCCACCAAAGAGCAGTTGCAAATGCTGATGCTATCGGCGGAAGCCTGTCGCGTATCGCGCCACGGCACCATCACGCTCGATGCGGGTGGCACGTTGGCAGGTCGCAAGAACCGCTACTTCAACGAGGTCATGATGAACTACATCGACCAAAAACTGGTGGCACGTTTTGACCCTATCAAGCTGCACGAGTCGGTAGAGATCTACACCCTAAACGGTGTTTACCTCTGCACTGCTGAGTGCTTTGAAAAGGTTGGCTTCGGCGATACCCAAGCCGCGAGAGAGCACAAACGCAAGCGCACCCAGTTTACCAAAGCGAACAAAGCCGCCGCCCAAGCGCAGCGTGAAATGAGCGCATTGGAAGTGGCCGCGATGATGCCAGAGCCAGAAGAAGAAGTGATCCCAGAAGCGAAAGTGGTCGAGCCATACCGCCCGATTGCCTTCGGAAACACCGCCGCCGCGATTCGCCCGCAAGAGCAAATCGAAACGGAAGAAGATTTAGAAGCGAACTACCAAGCCAGCGTTGCCAGCCTGATGGCTCAACGCCTGAAAAACCGACTTTAAACCACCGTTAAACGGAGATAAAACCCATGAAAAACGTCGTTGCCTTACAGAAGGCGGAAGTCAAGAACACCACAGTGGTGATGGATATTAGCGCCTTGATTGAAGCGAAAGCCGTCACGGGTGCGCAAATCGCCAAAGAGATCAGCGTATCTCCTGCCACGTTAAGCCAAATCATGAAAGGCACCTACGCGGCAGACCCAAGCAACGTGATCGACAAGCTGGAAAAGTGGCTGCGCATGCGTGAACAGCGCCAGTCTACCCCGAACGTCAACCCAGGCTTTGTCATGACAGAGACGGCCAAGCAAATCATGGCTGATCTGACTTACGCGCAAATCACCGAATCCTTCGCCGTTATCTTTGGTGCAAGCGGTGTCGGCAAAACCGAAACCGCGCGTGAATACCAACGCAGCAACAACAACGTGTGGATGATTACCGCAAGCCCAAGCCGCGCAAGCCTGACTGAGTGCCTGTATGAACTCGCTATGGAACTCGGCCTAGACCAAGCGCCACGCCGCAAAGGGCCACTGTCACGCGTTATTCGCCAGCGCCTGCTTAACAGTGAAGGCCTAGTGATCATTGATGAGTCAGACCACCTTGATTACCCAACCCTAGAAGAGCTGCGCATCCTGCAAGAAGAGACAGGCATTGGCATGGCATTGCTTGGCAACAATAAGGTGTACACCCAACTGACAGGTGGACGCCGCAATGAAGACTTTGCGCGCCTGTTCTCACGCATCGCCAAGAAGCGCGGCATTCACAAAGCCAAGAAGTCAGACGTGAAAGCCATCGCGCAAGCATGGAACGTTATGGGTGAAGAAGAACAAGCGCTGATGCAGCAAGTCAGCGAGCGCCCAGGTGCACTGCGTCTGCTCACCAAAACCCTAAAACTCTCTGTGATGTACGCCAACGGCAAGGCGATGGATACCACCCTGCTGCGCAAAGCCTTCGCAGAACTAACAGCCAACGAGTGAGGTTCCTATGGCCAGCAAACGAGCGAAAAAGTACGTCTATCGCGGCGCGGTTGGTTTAACAGCTATCGCCCGTGAACACGGCAACGGAATGCTACCGCAAACACTAAGACAACGCGTTTGTCGCATGGGGTTAAGCATTGAGGAAGCATTAGGTATTGAGCAGCTAATCGGCGTGCGCAAACCAGATTTACTTCATCCACTTTGGAAACTTGCGCTAGGCATGGCGGCATAAGGAAACGTGATGAGACATATCAGATATGAGTACCAAGGGGTCAAGGGCCTGAAAGCCATCTCTGAACTAACGGGGATCCCTGAATCAACGCTATCTCAACGCATCAATAAATGGGGCATGACCATTAAAGAAGCGGTGAGTCATCAAGTGATGAAAAAGATCAGATATGAGTACCAAGGGGCCAAAGGCCTGAAAGCCATCTCAGAGCTGACGGGGATCCCTGTGCCAACGTTATCTCAACGCATCAATAAGTGCGGGATGACGATCGAAGAAGCGGTTGGTCATCAAAGAGGTGCTTTAGTTGCAAAACAACAGCATGAATACCAAGGCCTCGTTGGCTTAGCTGAAATTTCTCGTCATTACGGAATCCTGCTAACAACTCTGCATTACCGAGTGCAAACCAAAGGCATGTCTATAGAAGACGCGCTTAGTAATGCAGCTTGCAAAGCCTCTCCAAAAAAGGGAAAGGCAAAATCTCAAGCGCCAGTAAAGGCAAAGAAAGAGTGCAAAAAGCACGGCACAAATAAGCCTGATCTGCTTCACCCACTTTGGAAACTCGCATTAGGCATCGCAGCATAGGACAACACCATGAACAAACATGAAACCTTACTGAAAGCGGTTGGCCGCTTGAACTTCCACCACTGCTTTGTGCTGCGCACCAACAGCGTAACCAAAATGCCAGTGATTGAAATCGCTAACCCTTGCGGCGCTATCGCTCAGCGGCTTATGCGCGATGCCGTGGAAGTCACCGAACTGCGCCACGGCACGCTCAACAAAATGTATGTCACCAAGTTCTGCGGGTGCCTCGTTCGCTGGTGGTCAAGCGAGTGCCAGCAGTATGTCGGTAACACAGTGATCAATTCACAAGAGAACCAGCATGAAAAGCCAACGTTCTTGAAGAATCTTCAAGCATTACGGAACTGGAAATATGACAAAGCTAATACTCAAGTTTTCCATCACTGATGAGGATGACGGACAGCAATCTCTGAGTGTTGGCTGGCAAATCGAATCAGGCGAAAACGAAATCATGAACGAGCTAGCAGAGCGAGTCAGAGATGACGTTCTAGCAAAACTCAAAAGCATTATTGAAAAAATAGATGAAGGAAAAACCCATGCAATCCACTAACCCACAAGCAGGCTTTCGCACTAACAACCTTGGTCACTTGGTGCCTGAGAGCCAAATCAAAGAGATCGACAAACTGCGTGATGAAGTCGTGCTCGATATCGTTGCCAAAGCGAAAGCCACACAGCAGGCCATGGCCGCATTCAAAAGCGAAGCGATGGCACAAGTCGCCGACTTTGTAGACCTTTCCGCCGAAGAGTTTGATGTGAAGTACGGCGGCGTGAAGGGCAATGTCACCCTCGTTTCGTTCGATGGTAAGTACAAAATCCAGCGCAGCATTGGTGAGCATCGAATCTTTGATGAACGCATTCAAGCGGCCAAAGCCAAGATTGACGAGTGCATTACGCGCTGGTCGGAAGGCTCAAGCGATCAAATCAAAGCCTTGGTTGAGCTTGCATTCCGCGTCAACAAACAAGGCCACATCGACGTTAACCAAGTGCTGAGCCTGCGCCAGCTCAACATCGATGACAAAGACTGGATCGAAGCGATGGACGCCATTGCAGACTCCATCAAAGTGGTGGGTAAAACCCCTTACCTGCGCATCTATGAGCGCGATGCAAACGGCGGTTACAAACAGATCGCACTCGATATCGCCAAGCTCTAAAGGTGCCGTATGGGGATTCTGCTCACAACCCAATACGGTGAAGTGGTACTGAGCCGCCATGCAGTGGATCGCTGGCGGCAAAGAACTGAGCGCGGTCTCCCTGAGTTAGTCGCGGCGGTCGCCACAGCGCGCCGCCCATCAAAAAGGGAATTGCGAAAAATACAACAGCGTGACGGCTTCCAACCCAAGCGAATACTGGAATGCGACCACGCTTACTTCATCATCGAGAACCAAGTGATCGTCACGGTTTATCACAAGAAGAAGGACATCAACCATGCATAACGAACTGCTACGCCCATTCACTTCAGTTCACTCACGTAGCGCGATTGAGCGCGAAATTGAAATGGCTGAAACCTTGATTGAACACCAAGGAACGTCAATGCCAGATAGCACCTTTGAAGATGGCTATATCTCTGCGCTGAAGTTTGTACTCAACTGCGAAGCATCCAATGTTCGCGAAGAGTTTGAAGAGTTAATGGAGGAGTTGAAATCCCGTGGAGAAGCCGCTTGATGTTCACCCCGAAAGCAAGGCGGAAGAGCTGATCGAGTATCTGATGTACTTCGGGCGCTGGACAAGAGAACAGGCCATCGCCCACGCCGACAAACACTGTGGAGAGTGGCGCACCACGCCAGTACCACAAACCAAACACTTTGAATCCATCGCCAGCGATGAAGAGGAAATAGAAGAATGAGTAAGAAAAATATAGATGAAACTGAAAAGTTTTTTGAAACAGCTAAGCAGCGCGGGGCAAATGTTCAAACATTTATGTGCTCTTGTGGTTATGAGAACAAAGCGTTAGCACCTGATACGGACGGGGCTGTTTGGGACTCAATGACTTTCTGTCCAAGTTGTGACAAAGCGTATTTCAAAAAAGTTACTAAGAATGGTTGCGAGGTGGTTGAGCTATGAAAACTTCAACCGTTCACGAACTAAAAATCATCCCGTTTTATTTTGAGCTTCAGCTCTCTGGCGCGAAGCGTTTCGAGGTGCGATGCAATGATCGCAACTACCAAGTTGGCGACATTCTCAACCTAAACGAATGGGATGGTGAGAACTACACAGGCCGCAGTATGACCGTTGAAGTCACCTGCATGTTAACGCCAAAAGAGTTTGACGCAATTGTGGAACCCTTCGTTCTGCTTGGCACAAGCGAAGAGTTGGAGGCGGTGCTATGAAACTCTGCCGCTGCCCGATTTGCCACAGCAACATCACCCTTGATGCGCTGATTGCCGATGATGCAGGCCGCGAGCTGCTAGGCCTAGTCGCCCAACTGCCGGACTTTGTAGCGCGCCCAATGATGGGTTACATCAGCCTGTTTCGGCCTGCAAAGTCTGACCTTTCCAACAGCCGCGCCCTGCGGCTGATTGGTGAAGTGTTGGAGCTGTACAAGGCCGATCATTTACTAGCAAGCGCGCTGATTGAATGCACCACCAAGCTGCGCGAAAAGCGCCAACAGCATGGTGATGCAAAGCCACTGGCAAACCACAACTACCTCAAGAGTGTTTATAAAACCTTGGCGGTACGCAACAACGTGGCCGTGAGTGAGCCAATCGCAAACAGCGAAAAGGTCGAGCCACCAAGAGAAGACGTCAGCGCGTGGTACGTAGAACGCGCAAACCAAATGCTCGCCCAAGGCAAAGACCCACTCGGCGAGAAAAGCCCCATCGCAGCCAAGCTGCGTGAACTTGGATGGAAACAAGAATGAATAGGTTAAAAGAGATTTGGGAGTGGTACGGAGTTTCGATCGTGTCCGCTGTCTTTGTTTTGTTGTTTTTTGCTTTGCTTTGGGCTGCATACCTAGATGCACAAGAAGAGCAGAAAGCTTGGGAGGCGTTTTCAGCTGAACACAACTGTGTGTTGATTGAAAAAGGACGCTCAAAAGTAGTGACCACAACAGGTGTGTCAGGCAATGGCAATGTGGTCGTTGGTTCGGCGGTGGTCGATGGTGATGATAAGTACCGTTGTGATGATGGTGTTATTTACGTTCGATAAGCGAAACAAGCAAGGTTCGCCTTGCTTGTCTGCCTAGCGTGGTTGCTAGGCACTGATGAGCAGCCAAGGGAGTTTTTATTATGTTCGGTGAATACACGCCACTAATGAAAGCAGGATTATTGCAACGCCGTATTGCAACGGGAAAGGCGCGCCTTTGTCCTGAGCTTGGGCTTGAAAAGTGGTGTCCGCACTGCGCTGAGTTCTGGCCGCAAGATACGCTGTTTTGGTCGCCCTCATCGCGTGAGGCAGATGGCCTGCAAACTTGGTGCAAAGCTTGTCAGCTCGAATACAAGAACAGCCGCAAAGCGGCTTAGGGGGATAGATGAGTCTATTCGAAGGTGACGAAGTAATGATAACGACAGGAAAGCTAGAGTCCTTTTTCGGTCATATCGTTATTATAACTAGATATCAAGCAAGGCCAGATAAGGCATTAGTCCGAACTTTTGACGAAGAAAACAAAGAAACATTTCGAACGTATAACCTCGAAAATTTACTCAAAGTACGCAGATAATAAGGCGGTGAAAAGTAATGTCCAAACTCCTTAAACTCGTACAAATCGGCAGGCGAGAATTGCAACTCAGCGATGAAGCTTATCGAGATTTGCTTGAGGAAGTCACAGGCCAGCGCAGTTCGCGCGGCCTGAACGATTTCAAGCTTAGCAAAATGGTGGATAGAATGAAGTCGCTCGGCTTTGTTCCACAAACCAAAAGCACTCAACCACAGGCTAAGGCCACCAAGCCAAGAGCGTTAGAAGTCACCAAGCTACGCGCGATTTGGATTACCATGCACAAGCAAGGCTTTGTGAAGAACGGCAGTGATGCCGCGTTGGATGCTTACGTAAAGCGCATGACCAGTATCACTAATGGCGGTAAAGGCATTGAGCTTGCAGCGTGGCTGAAATCAGAAGAGGCTTATGTTGTGCTTGAGTCTCTAAAGCGTTGGCACTACCGTTTGATGTCGGAGGCCATTGTTGCGGCGGGTGGTCGCATTCCATCCAATGACAACTGCACAGGCCCAGCAGGTTATGATAAGTTGGCAGGGTTTTATAGGGAGATGTTTAATAATGAAAAGTAAATTGGCTTTAGTGATCGCTTGTGCGCTTCCGTTCTCGGCGATGGCCGAACAATCAAAGATGGATGAAATCATGGCTAAGTTTGAAATGAGCCACATCTATCCTGTTGATTGGGACAAAACAGATTCTGGGTTTCAGGCTGAATCTATTGATGAGAATCGACAGATTAAAATTAAACTTTCTGAAAATTCTGCCATGGCTAAGATTAACTTTGATTCGAATAAAAGTGATTTCGAGATTTTTGCTGTAGGTAACTGTTATCGAATTGCAGATTTAATTCCGATGGATAAATCAATATCTTGGTCAGATGAACCTACTGACGATGAAAAAACTCTGTCATCTGTTATGACAAAGCAAATCAAGGTTGGTGAGACTAAAAAGGCAACGATTAAAGGGTGGGAAGTTTCTTTCACTAAAACGTCAAATGGTGCGCATTGCGAAGTTGTAAAGCTCTAAACATGCCCCGCGCTGATCGCCTCAGTTACACTACAAACACCTCGCATTGCGGGGTGTTTTTGTATGTGGAGGAGACGATGAATAAAGCAGCCAATCAAGAAGAGAACTTTGATATGTTCGGGTTTGAGGGCGTATCACTGGCCGATATCGACAAACTGCTGGATGATGAAGAAAGTAAAGTGCGTTGGCCTGAGATGATGTTGACCATCTTTGAATCACTGAAAGATGAATGCAGCAAGCTGGGGCTAGATGAAAGAGCCGCACTGGTGCTGCTTGCGCGCTTGTGCAAAGACACGGGCGGTTTGCAATATTACTTCCCTAAAGGTGAGCAGCTTGAGCATCAGTTACGATGCATGTATATTTGGCGTGAATTTAACGGCCAGAACGTGCCTGAGTTGGCGATCAAGTACAACCTATCCACTCAAAACATCTACGCGGCCATCCGTAGAATGCGTAATCTAGAAGTGAGAAAGCGTCAGCACCAACTGTTCTAATGTTGAGCAACTGTCGTTAATTCATAAACTCACTCCACAAAAAGCACAATCAGTTACATCGTTAATATGTAAATGGCTGGTTGTGCTATGAAAACTCTAACTCTTCACCGCAATTACTTTCCTCATGGAACCTTTGGTTATCTCTGTGATGAGAATGGCAATGCCATGCTTAAAACAGTAGAGCGTGCATGGAAAAATAATCAATCTGGAATCTCTTGTGTTCCTGAAGGTGAATATGATCTTGTTCCTCACAACAGCCCTAAGTTTGGTAAATGCTATGCGTTAGAGGCTCCAACGCTTGGTGTGACAATTTACGGGCCATCACAGCGCTCTCACATTCTTGTTCATGCTGCAAATAAACCATCTCAACTAGAGGGCTGTATTGCTCCTGGTGTTGATTTTGGCGTTGTTGGTGATGAGTGGGCTGTCATCAATTCCAAAACGGCCTTTGAATACTTCATGAATCATCTTGGTGGAGAACGTGCCAAGTTGATCATTAAGCGTGCTTAGGCGGCAGTAATGAAGCGCCAAAAGAACTCAGAGTTCGCTTATGCCAAGGGGCGCGAAATGCGCCTTGCGGCTGAGTTGCAGCGCCATCAATTGACAGGCGCAGCGGCAATGGCTCCTCTGGAACGCACCTTTCTCTTCTCGCACGATGCCACGCTACAAAGCTTTTTCAATAAAGGCTGGAGCAGCGTCACCGCGTGTGAGGTTCGATTGCACCTAGGCATTGATAAGCCTGAATCCGGTGCTGACCTACTTTCTAAAATTCGGAGATTCAGAGAATGCCTATCGCAATCCCAGCGCTAGCGGCGCTCGCCCTTGAAGTGGGGCCTTCGGTCATCCGTGGTATTTCAAGCCTGTTCGGCGGCAATGATACCGCCAGCAAAGTGGCCGATGCAGTAGAAGCCGTTGATGGCGCATTGGGCATGAACAAAGCGCAAAAGCAAATCGCCTTAACCCGTGAGCTGCAAAGCTTTCCGCCAGAAGCCTTGGTGGATCTGGAACGCATCAAGGTGGAGATGGAGCGAGAAATCACCCGCCGCCAAGAGCTTGCGCTGCAAGACAAGCAAGCCGAACACCACGAAACGCAAGAAACAATTCGCGCAGGCGACAAGGCCGAAGACCCATACATTCGCAAAACTCGCCCACTGATGGCGCGCCAATCTCTATGGGCTACGGTTCTTTACTGCTTTGTTTTTGAGTTTCTAAAAGCCAAAGGCATGGGAACAGGGGTAGACCCCTATATCGCGGGTTTGCTTTCGGCACCTGCATGGACTTACCTAGGCTTGCGTACTTTGGATGGTTTCGCGCCTTATCCAAAAGGCAGCGGCCACAAAGCCACTTCCGCCGTGGTGGATGCCATTAAGGGGCGTCAATGAGCGATCTCTTTGATAAAGCACAAGAGCGTGATCAGGAATTCCTTGCCTTAGCCTTAAACAACCATCACGCAGTACGGCGCAATATGATTCAAGAGCAGCCAGATAAAGATGAAGAAGGCAATCGCTACTGCCTAAGTTGTGGTAGCGAAATACCCAAAAGAGGAATAGAAGCTCAGCCGGAGGCTGTGCGGTGCGTCAGTTGTCAGTCTAGAAAGGAGCCACATTGATGGTGGAGTGGTTAAAAGAATATTGGTTCTTAATTTGGGCTTTCTGGCTAACGGCAACGCAATTGATCGTGTTGTTGTTGGCAAAGACCTTTGTCCGAAAAGAGGCCATGGAAGAGATGAAGGAACGCATGACAACGCTTGAAACCAAGGTTGAGCACATGCCAACGGATGAAGATGTCACTCAGTTGAGGCTAGAACTGGCAGAGGCGCGCGGAGAGTTAAAAGAACTTCGCGCTATGTTGCAACCAGTTAATCACTTGTCTCAGCTCCTTTTAGAACAACGTTTAAAAGATGATAAGTAGAGGTTTACATGTCATTTAAAGAGCTTTTAACCGAAGACCAGCGACTGGTTATTTTGCGCTCTCTGCATGAGATGCATGGCTATGAAGCAAACGAATCGATCATTGATTCGTGTCTTGATGCTTACGGCCACAAAATCAGCCGTGATGTGGTTCGCACCCATTTGTTTTGGTTGCAAGAGCAAGGCCTAGTGTCACTGCGTGATGTGGGCGATTGCCAAATTGCGCGCCTCACTGGCCGTGGTGAAGACGTGGCAACGGGTCAAGCCGTTGTTCCAGGTGTTAAACGCCCACGGGCATAGGAGCAAGGCGTATGCAAGTTGCCAGTAACCGCAAAAGCAAAGTTGAACTGCTGCCAGAAGAGATCCGCAATACGCTGAATGTCTTTATCCGCAGCGGCAACATGACGCAGAAAGACATTCTGGAAGCGGTCAATCAAATGATTGATGACGCAGGCTTGGGCGATGATGCCAAGCTAAGCCGCACAGGGTTTAACCGCTATGCCAAGCGCATGGAAGATATTGGGGCAAAGATTCGCGAGTCTCGTGAAATCGCTGAGGTTTGGGCTGAAAAGCTCGGTGAAGCGCCTGTGTCTCACTTAGGTAAAATGCTGCAAGAGGCAGTGCGTGTTTTGTCATTTGAGTTTTCTATGGCAATGCTCAACGGAGAAACGAAGCCAGATCTTAAAGCACTGAACCAATTGGCACTGGTTGCTCAGCGTGTAGAGCAAGCGGCAATGGCAAGCCAAAAGGTTGAGAAAGAACACCGTGCCGCGTTCGCGGCAGAAGCAGCGGAAGCAGTGGATAAGATCGCTAAGCAAGCGGGTATTTCGGATGAGACAGCTACCGATATCAAGAATCGAATCTTGGGGATCGTGTAAATGAACTATGAATTCCGCGAACAAGATGTGCTGCTGCCTTACCAGAAGCGATGGATAGCTGATGAATCTCCGCTAAAGATTGCGGAGAAAAGCCGCCGGACGGGTATTACTTGGGCGGAAGCGGCCGATGCTGCGCTCACGGCTTCTAAGTCAAAGGCCGCAGGTGGCACTAACCATTTCTATGTGGGTTCCAACAAAGAGATGGCGCGCGAATTCATTGATGCGGTAGCGATGTGGGCCAAGGCGTTTAACTATGCGGCGCAAGATGTTCAGGAAGAAGTCTTTCTCGATGACGATGGCAACAAAGAAATTTTAACCTTTGTGATCTATTTCAGTTCAGGTTTTAAGGTGCAAGCGTTATCCAGCAACCCTTCTAACTTGCGGGGTAGACAGGGTAACGTAACCATTGACGAAGCATCGTTTCATGATCTGCTTGCTGAAGTTCTAAAGGCTGGTTTGGCTTTAACCATGTGGGGCGCAAAGGTGCGCCTTATCTCTACCCATAACGGGGTGGACAACCTATTTAACCAGCTCATTCAAGACAGCCGCGCAGGCAAGAAGCGTTACTCGATCCATACCATCACGTTGGATGATGCCTGCCGCGATGGTCTGTATAAGCGTATCTGTCAGGTCAAAGGCAAAACATGGACACAAGAAGCCGAAGACCAATGGAAGCGTGATCTGCTGCGTGACACCGCCACCGAAGAAGATGCGCTGGAAGAATACTACTGTGTGCCGAAGAACGGCGGCGGCGCATACATCAGCCGTGGTCTTCGTGAGCGTGCGGCGCGGCTGGAAGAGGCTCCGGTGATTCGCTTTACCGGAAGCACAGCATTCAACAATGCAGGCGAAGCCGAGCGCATGCGCACCATGCAAGAGTGGTTAGTGGAGAACGTTGGCCCACAACTGCAAACCTTGCCGAAAGGGTTGCGCCATGCCTTTGGTGAAGACTTTGCCCGTAATGGTGACTTAACGGTGATGGCTCCCATCACAGTGCATGATGACACCAAACGCACCGTGCCTTTTTTGCTTGAGCTTTCCAACGTGCCATTCAAGCAGCAAGAGCAAGCGCTGTACTACATTTGTGATCGGCTTCCGCGCCGTGATGGCATCAAGCTCGATGCGCGCGGCAACGGCCAGTACCTCGCCGAGCAAGCGCGCTACAAGTACGGCGCAGAAGTGGAAGAGGTCATGCTCTCTGTAGCCTACTACCGTGAGAACATGCCGCGCTTTAAAGCGGCCTTTGAAGATGATGAGCTTAGCCTGCCTAAGCATGAGGATGTGATCACCGACCTTGGGCAAATCCAAATCTATCGTGGTGTGCCTGGCATCGATGACAGTCGAACCAAAGGCAGTGATGGCAACAAGCGCCACGGTGATAGCGCGGTGGCTATCTTCCTTGCTTATCTTGCTTCTAAAGCCGACATCACCCGTTACGAACTGCACACCATCAAAGCGAATGCTGATGAAACACAGCGCCGCTTCTTTGGCACAGCAGAAGAAAACAACCGATTTGACGACATGCCGCACGCCAGTGATCTGCGCGGCAAAGGAATTCGACTATGAGTATTCAATTTCTCGACGCTCGCGGCCAGCCACTCAAAGCCGACAAAACCGTACTCGCCGAAGACATTGCCCGTGCTTACACCACGGGCGTGCGCAACCCACGCCCTGCCAGTGTGGCCTCAACCATTACACCGCAGCGCCTTGCAGGCTTACTGCGTAGCGTGATTGATGGCACTGACCCAGAAGCGTACATGACGCTCGCGGAAGAAATGGAAGAGCGTGATCTGCACTACGCGGCGCAGTTGCGCACCCGTAAGCTCGCCGTGGCAGCGATTGAGCCCAGCGTGGAAGCCTACAGCGATGAAGCCAATGATGTGCTGATGGCAGAGCGCGTGCGCGAAATCATGACCGACGACATGATCCCTGAGCTGCTGTTTGATTTGCTCGATGGTTTAGGTAAAGGCCTTGCGGTAGTGCAGCCGATTTGGGATACCAAGAAAATCCCGTGGAAGCCGAGCGATTATAAGTGGGTTGACCCTCGTTACCTGCGCCAAGACCAAGAAACCCTAGAGCAGATCTTGCTGATTAGTGATGATGCCCCAACGGGCGCGCCGCTAGAGCCTTATAAGTTCATCGTGCATACGCCGCGATCTAAGTCTGGCAGCGTGTGGCGCAATGGCCTAGCGCGCTTAGTGGCCGTGATGTACATGCTCAAATCGTTCACCGTGCGCGATTGGTGGGCGTTTGCCGAAGTGTACGGCATTCCTGTGCGCGTCGGTAAGTATGGCGCCAACGCGAGCGAAGGTGATATCAGCACGCTGATTAATGCCATTGCCCGCATCGCCAGTGATGCGGGTGCGGTGATCCCAGAGTCAATGAAGATTGACTTAATCGAAACTGCCAAAGGTAATGGCGGCGATACCCTGTTTGAAAACATGGCGCGTTGGTGTGATGAGCAGATTTCAAAAGCGGTGCTCGGCCAAACCATGACCGCCGACAATGGTAGCTCTCAATCCCAAGCCAACATTCACAACGAAGTGCGGATTGATATTGCCAAGTGGGATGCGCGCCAACTCGAATCTTGCATCAATGAATACTTGGTTAAGCCTTACATCATCCTCAACTGGGGTGTGCAAGAGCACTACCCGAAAGTGCGCATCAAAGTGCCAGAGCCAGAAGATCTCAAAGTTCTGGTCGATAGCTTAACGCCTTTGATTGACCGTGGCCTGCGCGTGAGCGCTTCATCCGTGCGTGATAAGTTCGGCCTGACGGAGCCAGAGAGCGAAGAAGAAGTGTTGGTGCCTATGGCGCAAGCCTCCATGCAGCCGCTAGAAGTCGGACTAAACCATTCGCAAGGTATTGCAATCAACCGCATCAGCCAAAGTGTAGACGCGGAGATTGATGCGATGACCGATGAAGCCGTTAACGAATGGGTGGAAACTGGCGAAGAGTTTATGAACCCGATCTTAAAGCTAGCCAAGGAATCGGCCAGTTATGATGCGTTCTTGGCTGGCCTGCCAGCCTTGCAAGCGGAACTCAGCGAGGGAGAGTTTGTTGAGCAGATGGCGAAGCTGATGTTTCAGGCTCGCGGTTTAGGAGATGCGCGCGATGCCTAAAAACATTGTGCCCAAAGAGTCGCTGGAATGGTTCAAGCGCAAAGGCATTAAGCCAAGCTTTGACTATCGTGACGTGTGGAAAGAGGAGCACGCCAACGCTTTCACCGTAGCCAAAATGCTCAATGCTGATTTGCTGGTTGAGGTGAAGCAGTTGGTTGAGCAGGCCATTGCCGAAGGTCAAACCTTTGAGCAGTTCCGTGATCTGCTCAAGCCGCTGCTAGTGAAGTCTGGGTGGTGGGGCGTGCAAGTGATGGATGACCCACTCACCCAAGAATCAAAGCCTGTTCAATTGGGAAGTGAAGGCCGTTTAAAAACCATTTACCGCACCAACATGCGCACCGCTCGCGCCGCAGGCCAGTGGGAGCGCATCGAAAAAACCAAGCGAGCCATGCCCTATTTGCTCTATCAGCTGGGGCCATCGCGTGAGCATCGGCTTGATCATGTGCGTTTGAATGGTGTGCTGCTGCCAGTAGGTGATCCGTTTTGGGCGCAGTTTATGCCGCCCAACGGCTGGGGCTGTAAGTGTTGGGTTCGGCAAGTATCAAAGCGAGAAGCTGAAAAGCTGATCGCTGAAGGCAAGGTGAAAACCTCCGCGCCTGATACGCCAAACAAGCAATGGGTAAACAAACGCACCGGAGAGGTGGAAGTGTTGCCCGAAGGCATTGAGCCGGGTTGGAACTACAACCCAGGGAAAAAACGAGAGCAAGCGCTGAGTGATGATTTGCAAGCCAAACAGACGCGCTTGAATGAAACCTTAAAACAGTAAGAGGAATGGTCATGGCTACCACAGCAGTGAAAATAGTCTCCAGTGAATACCGCCAAATCAACGTAGGATTGAAAGGCGTGTTTGTGAATCGCGGAGCAGGCAACGGGCAAATGCTGGTCGCAGAAACGCAGCCATCGGCAACTACTGAAGGCGACCCAATGCTAGCGCAAAAGAGTTATGTGTATGAGCTAACAGGCAGTGAGCTGGTTTGGGCTAAAACCAACAGCGGTGAAACTACTGTAGGAGTAACGCCAGCATGATCTATGAAGCCCCCTTAACTTCAGGTTCAGACGCGCCTCGCCGTAAAAGCGAAGTGTTGTTTGACTTTTCCGCATCACCTTTGGTGTTTACGCAGGGGGTGACATACAACTTGATTGACCGCATCAAAGCCACTGTTCCTGTGTTCGGTAGCTTGCTACCGTTCTTTGATACGGCGGCCAATCTGCTGCGCAGTTTTAACGATGACGCCAGCTTGCACTTTAAAGCAAACTTTATCGGTAGCTTTCCAGGCTCTGCGGCAACCCGTTCATTGGAGCTGGATTTCTTAGGCACTGAAGGCAACCGACTGGTGCAGAACCGGAGCTTAGAAGTGGATGAGGATGTGATGACGTTCTCGACTTTCTTCAGTGTCGATAAAAACGGAAACATTGCGACCAATGGCACGGCCATACAAATTCGCGCCAATGGCCGCGACTTTACTTGCACTAAGCTGTTGTTGATCGCAGAACAAGAAACCTACTCAACGGAGATACTAGGGGGTGGCGCGTGATTTATGAAGAAGATGATGACGACTTAGAACCTGTTTCTGTGGTCGCTTAGCTATAACGCTCTCTAACGCGCCAGAAAGCAAAAGGGCATGCAAAGGTATCAAGAAAAAAGTTTAAATCAATCTGGCGCGATTTAAACAGGGTTTAAACTAGGTTCGGCGTTGTATTTTTGGTTGGCTTTTGCGTTTCGCTTGCCAACCTGTTTTTTTGCGGTAATCTTAACCACGCTTTTCTCCCCTCCCAAAACGTATCCCAACCCTATCAATTTGAGCAACTGCCGTTATTTCGGCTCGGTTGTCGCATTGGCGCATTCTTACTCCACCAAAACAAGTTCATATCAACCGACCACCAAGGAGGTTGTTATGTAGTGCTTATGAACCGGAGTAATCAATGGCTAATTGTCTTACTGCCCTTTGTTTCAACATGGCAAATGTGGATGCTGCCACCGCAGGTGTTTGGCTTCCGCTTATTCCGGCCGGAACATTTCAAGGGATTGATGGACGCACTTGGAGCAACTCCAACCCTAACGCCATTATCCAGCGCTTCACTAAAAAGCGCCCATTCGATGTAGAACATTCAACCCATATCAAAGCGCCAAACGGTGAGCCTGCACCCGCTTACGGCTGGATCACGTCACTGGAAAATCGCAACGGCGAGATTTGGGGGTTTGTGGAATGGAATGCCGAAGGCCGAGAAATGATTGAGGAGAAGAAGTACGCCTTCTATTCCCCAGCGTTCGGTCACGATAAGGAAAACGGTTTTATCTACACCATCGAAAGTGCAGGTTTGACCAACAATCCCAACCTAAATGTACCCGCCCTCAACCGACAAGAGGAAAACGAAATGAAGCTATCACAGCTTATTGCCGCTGCGCTTGGCTTGGCCGAAACCGCAACCGAGCAAGATGCGGTAATCGCAATCAACTCTCTGAAGTCAGAGAAAGACATTGCGCTTAACCGTGCATCAAACATTGATCTCAATGTGGCCGTGCCTAAAGAAACCTATCAGCTAGCACTTAACCGCGCTGAAACTGCTGAAGCGGCATTAAAGGCCATTCAGGAATCTGAAATTGATGCGCTGGTAGAAGATGCGATCAAGGCTGGAAAAGTTGCCCCTGCGAACAAAGAAATGTTCCTCGGCATGTGTCGTGCTGAAGGTGGCATTGAGCAGTTCAAGAAGTTTGTTGAAACCGCGCCAGCGATTGCAACCAACTCAAAAGTGACCACCACGCAAACTTCTGTACAAGCAGGCGAGCTTGACCCAGAAGAGATCGCGCTGTGTCGAAAAATGGGAGTGACTCAAGAAGAGTACCTCAAGTCTAAGCAATCTCTGGCTAAGGGAGCGTAATCATGGCTTTAAGTGAAGCTCAAGTAATCGAAGCGCTATTTGCTTCAATGAATGCAGCGTTCGTGCGTGGCGTGGATGCAGCAAAACCGCAATGGAATATGGTAGCAACCGAAGTGCCATCGTCTGGTGCATCTAACCTCTATGGCTGGCTGAAAGATTTGCCAGAGATTAAAGAGTGGGTGGGCGATCGTCAGTTGGCGGATATTGGCAAACATGGCTATCAAATCCTCAACAAAACGTTTGAAAGCTCTATCTCGGTCAAGCGTGAAGATGTGGAAGATGACCAAATCGGCCAATACTCCATCATCGCTCAGCGTTTTGGTGATCAGTCTGCCATGTTCCCAGACAAGCTAGCCTATCCGCTGCTGGTCGCTGGATTTACAACCCTGTGCTATGACGGTCAAAACTTCTTTGACACTGACCACCCATTGGACACCACGCCAGCCACTACCTTCTCGAACGTGGTCGGTGATCCTTCAACGGATACGGGGTCTCCTTGGTTCCTACTCGATACATCACAAGTCCTAAAGCCTGTGATCTATCAGAACCGCCGCCCATTCGTGTTTAAGAACATGAACCCGAATGAAGAGTACACCTGGTTCAACAACAAGCTGGTTGCGGGTGTAGATGGCCGTTGCAACGTGGGGTTCTCTTTCCCTCAATTAGCGATTGGTTCTAAAGCGGCACTGACCGAAGCGAACTATGAAGCAGCAATTCAGTTGATGGGTGCGATGAAGCGCGCTGACGGTACGCCTCTGGGTGTTCGTCCTACCACACTGGTGGTTGGCTATCAGAACCGTGCGGCAGCGAAGAAGCTCATTGACCGCATGCTGATTGAAGGCGGCGACTCTAACCCGTACTACAAAGATGTAGAAATCGTGGTTAGCCCATTCATCGCATAACGTAAAAAGCTTATCAGCCATAAGGCGATGACGAGCTGGCGGTGTTCATTCACCGCCACGTTTAAACCCTGTTTAAAAGGAGTTCACTGTGAGTGAAACAGCCAAAACCCGCAGCCGAAAAAGTGCAGCAAAGCCCGCTGTCGAAGGAAGTGATCAGCAAACAGTGGCAGAGAATACCCCCGTTCCTGCGGCGCAAGCCGAACCGGAGCAAGTAGCAAACCCAGAGCCTCCTCAAGCGATGCCAGAGCCACAAGCCTCGGCGGATGAGCAGAAGTCGGAGCAAAATGCGCAGATGACAGGCTCTCAAACGGAAGTGAAGCAAGATGAAGAAGCTAAAGATGAAAGCCCAATGGGTGCTGCTGTGCAGCTATCTGTTCATGCTGGTCGCGATCTCGATATTCGTGGAGCCTTTAAAGTACGTGCTAAATCAGATCAAGGTTTTTGGCGCGCAGGTATTCAGTTTTTGCGCACCAAAGAAACCATTCTGCTTGTGGTTGACCAAGTACCAGAAAACCAGCCTAAAACAGTGGCTCAGGAAGATGGCGAACCAGAGCTTATTCTGTTCGTTACTCCGCAAGCGGCAAAGCGAATCCACGGCGAACCTAACCTAGTCGTCGAAGTGGTCGAAGTCTCAGACGTTATCGACTTAAGCGATACGGAGTAACCAAAATGGCAATCTACGCAACCAAGCAAGACTTGATTGACCGTGACGAGCAGATGCTTTGGAACTTTGCGATCAACCGCGAAACCGGAGAGCTGAACGACACCTACATCAACCAAGCACTGGAACAAGCCGACGATGAGATCAACTCATTCTTAGGTCGCCGCTATCAGCTGCCGCTGCCAACGGTTCCAGGCATGTTGAATAAGATTGCCATTATCATCGCGTTTTATTGGTTGGCAGACCGTGATCAGCAGGCCACGAACTTGCTCGAAGAACGCTACAAAATGCAGCTTGAAACCCTGCGTGAAATCGCCAGTGGTAAACGTGAGTTAGGCCTGCCAACCATTGAAGCGCCAGCCGAAAGCAGCGTTGGCAAAGTGGAACTCATCCAAACCAATGAGCGCCTGTTTACCCGCAACAGCCTCAAAGGAGTGTTGTGATGGGTATCAGCGTTCAAGTCACTGGTACTGAAGAGCTAGCGCGCTTTCAAAAGATGCTGGACGCGCTGAGCAATCCAAAGCTCAAAGAAGAGCTGTTGGATTCACTCGGTGCAGTGGTGGAAAGCCAAACACGGAGACGTATCGCCGATGAGAAAAGTGCGCCTGATGGCACCAAGTGGGAGCCTTGGAGCGATAGCTACGCTAAAACTCGCAACGGAAATCAGTCCCTACTTGAAGCTGATGGACTCTTTCTTGACTCCATTCAGTACGTGGTCGAAAAAAATCAGGTTCGAGTTGGGTCGCCATTGGTTTACGCAGGCGTACATCAAGACGGTTTTTCAGGTGCGGTACAAGTGGATGCGCACACGCGCCTTATCACTCAAGCCTTTGGTAAAGCGCTCAAGTTTCCGGTGTATCAGTCGGTCAGTGCGTTCACCCGCATGATGGATATTCCGCAACGTCAGTTCCTCGGCCTAAGCCGAGACAATCAAACCGAAGTCTACGATGTGATCGGTGACTTCTGGCAAGAGGTACTGCAATGAGCACCACACGTCCAGATTTTCAGTTAGATGGTTCAACGGTTTACGCCACACAAGAAACCGTCAACTACTTAAAGCCGATCCTTGAAAGCCTGTCAGAGCGTCATGTTGACAAGGTGCAAACCATTGAGCGCCACATTGGCCGCTTCAATACACCTGCCGATGTAAAGCGCTGGATGGCTACGCGTGATGGTGGCATTCGCATTGCGGCGCTGAATGTGCCGAGCTTTGAGCTTATCGGTGGCCGTTTGGTGGGCTCGGTCAACATGGTGGCTTATGTGTTCACCACCGATGCATGGGGCTATGCCAAAGATACGCGTGCCGAAGTGATCGTAAGCAAGTTAGTGCGTGCCATGGTCGCCAAGAACGCGCCGCCCACGGCTTACTCACGGGCGCAAAACTTCCGCGCCAACAATCTTTACACCTCAGCGTTGGATGAGCTTGGCCTAGCGCTTTGGACAGTGGAATGGTCGCAGCAGTGGTATCTCGATGTGCCGATTGACCCCACCACATTAGACGATTTCATTACTTTCGGTTTGCGTGGTGAGGTCGCCGAAGGCGCACCAGAAATCGAAGGTGAAGTGCAGTTACCGCAATAGAGGATTGCAAGCAATGGAACAAAACCAAATCAAAGTGAAGCCAGCCAAAGCCTCTGTGCCTGTGCGCAAAGAGAACGGCGAGTTTCTAAAGCAAGAGGGTGAAACCGTCACGCGCTCAGCGTTTTGGGTTCGCCGATTAAAAGACGGCGATGTGGTGCAGGTTGAACAGTCAGCCAAGAAAACCCGCGCTAAAGCGCAAGAGACAGGAGAATAACCATGGCTTTGGGTAACATTCCAAACGATATCAAAACGCCGCTGGTCTATATCGAGATCGACAACTCGCAAGCGTTGAGTGGTACGCCAGCCCAAGCGCAAAAGATTCTGGTGCTCGGTATGCAGATTGCCACTGGCACTGCCACAGCGTTAACGCTTAACCGCATCACGGCCAGTGAAAGCCAAATGGATTCACTCTACGGTGCGGGTTCTATGCTTGCTCGCTCGCTTAAAGTGCTGCGCCAAAACAACCCGTTCACCGATGTGTATGCCATGGGCGTGAGCCTCTCTGGCGGAACGCAAGCCAAAGGTGCGATTGTGCCCACTGTGACCACGGCCAAGGCAGGCGTGATCTATCTGCTGATTGCAGGTGAAAGCGTGCAAGTTACAGTAAAAGATGGCGACACGCGTGGTGCAATTGTGGATGCCATGGTGGCGAAGATTAACGCCAACACTAACTTACCTGTTACGGCAGCGAAGATTGGTGATTCGGCTGCGGAGTCGTGCGAGCTGACTTGTAAGTGGGCAGGCATTACGGGTAACGATATTGATGTGCGCGTGAACTATTACGATGGCGAAGTGCTGCCAAGCGGCGTGACTCTTGCTGTCAACCCAATGGACGCAGGTGCAGGTACGCCAGACATGACAGACGTTATCGCTGCGATCCCTGACGAATGGTACAACCACATCAGCATGCCGTTTAACGACACGGCAAGCCTTAACGCTTTGCGTGATGAGCTGACCACGCGTTGGGGCCCACTCAAGATGATGGAAGCCATCGCCTATACCGCTTACCGTGGCACGTTTGCGGAAACAGGGGCATTTGGTCAAGCGCGTAACGACTTCTTGTTTACCTGCATGGGTACAAACAAAGCGCCGCATTCCCCATCGGAATGGGCAGCGGCTTACTGCGGCCAAGCGTCTTACTCTCTGGCGATTGACCCTGCACGCCCACTGCAAACGTTAGTGCTGAAAGGCATTTTGCCTCCTGCGAAATCAGACCGCTGGCCTCAGTTGCCTGATCGCAACCTGCTGCTTGGTGATGGCATTGCGACCTACATGGTCACAGCGGGTGAAGAAGTCGCGATTGAGCGTGAAGTCTCGCTCTATAAAAAGAACAGCTTCGGCGACCCTGACCCAAGTTATATGGATATCACCACCCCTGCGACCTTGGGCTATCTGCGCTACTCGCTCAAGGTGATGGTCACGAACCGTTACCCACGCCATAAACTAGCGAATGATGATGTGCTCGATACGTTAGATCCAGGTCAGCCAGTGGTGACGCCAAAGCTAATGCGTCAGGCGATTATTGACCTTGCCACCACGGATTGGGTGCCAAAAGGTTTGATGGAAGACTTGGCAGGCTTTAAAGAAACGCTGAGCGTGTTCCGTGATGGCAGTGATGTGAACCGCCTGAACTGCATCTTTAAACCGGACTTGGTGAACCAGCTGCGTGTATTCGCTGCCCTTGAACAATTCAAACTTTAGTGGAGTAAACAATCATGGCAAATGTGCTGGGTGAAGTGGTTATCCGTTCAAACGGTAAACAACTGAAAACGAAAAAAGGCTCAACCCTTAATCCGGGTGGCTACACCTATACAGACCACATGGGGCCGGGTCGCTCTTGGGGATCATCGCGCGAGTTCTCCACGCCAACGATTCAGGTCGTTATTACGGCGGCGGAAGATGTGGATGTTTTGGAAATCAACGCCATTCGCAACGCGACCCTGACGTGGGAGGGTGACAACGGCATTGACTACATGATGACGGGCTGCTCACCGCAAGCGCCATTCACAGTTAGTGACTCTGGTGAAATCACCGGAACCTTCCGTGGTGAGAAGGTGGAGCGCATCTAATGGCGATCATGACGTTCAATCTCGAACATGGCTTTAAGGTGGGTGAAAACACCCACTTTGAAGTAGGGCTGCGTGAGTTGGAATCAGGCGATTACATTGATGCCCAATTGGCGGCTGAGAAAGTGATCGTGCATGAAGGCAAAGCCGTGGCTTATACCTCTGATGTGATGTATGGCCTTGAGCTTTTGTTGCGTCAAGTGGAGTACATCGGCTCAGTGCAGGGGCCTATCTCAGTTAAGGATTTGCGCCGCCTGCATCAAGATGACTTCAAGCTGCTGCAAGAAAAAGCCACCGAGCTGGACGCTTTGATCGCGGAGGAACTGGCCGCACGGGGGCGATCTTAAACTGATGGCCGAGGTCGCTGAGGCCTTGCAGCTTGCCCTCAGTAGCCGCTTCCCCATCAGTGTGACACAAGCAATGCCACTTCGCAGGCTGCTGCGCATCTACAATAAGCTGAAGGATATGCACAATGGCCCAGCAACTTAAAACAGACATTATCCTCAACCTCGCGGGTAACCTCGCAGCCAAAGCCAAGCAATATGGCGCATCGATGAGCGACTTCGCACGCAAGAATGAGCGTGCCATGACTCTACTCAAAACCTCAGCAAATGCCGCAGGGCGCGGCATTGACTCACTCGGCAACCGCTATGTTGGCCTTGCTACCGCTTTTGCCACAGGTGCAACCGTGCGCAATGTGGCGGCGCTCGAAGCGCAAATGGTGCGAATTGGTACTAACGCCAAGCTCTCTAGTGATCAAGTTTCCCTGCTCACCAAGCAGCTTGAAGCGATGTCAGTGCAAAAGGATATCCGCATTGGTACTGACCAGTTGGCCGCAGGCGTGGATGAGCTGCTGGGGAAAACGGGTGACTTTGAATTCGTGCAAGAGAACCTTGAGAACATGGGTTTGTTTATGCAAGCCTTCGGGGCTGATGCGCGTTCAACGGGCGCGCTGTTTGCCCAGTTCCGTGAGAAAGGGATCCGAGATGCCAAAGACGTGATGAACACCATCGATGAGCTGTATGGTCAGTTCGCGATCGGTAGTGTCAACGTCAAAGACTTGGCCGATATTTCCGAGCAGCTCTTTGCTACTTACCAAGGCAAAGGGCCAGAAGCGATCTCTCAGATGTCTGCACTCGTTCAGCTCTTTGCTAAGGCTAAAGGAAATGCAAACGAATCGTTGACCTCAATTCAGGCCGTGTTCGCCACGTTCAGCGATAAAAAGAAAGTGGAGTTCCTGAACCGTCAAGGCATCGAAGTATTCAAAAAAGGCACAAAAGAGCTGCGCGAGCCTGTCGAACTGCTCTTAGAGATTTTGGATAAGGCCAAGAATGACCCATTGAAATTGGGTGATGTGTTTGACCAAACCAGCTTGCAAGGTTTGGCCTCTCTCTACTCTCAAGAGAATAAAGATTTGCTGCGCTCGATGATTAGTGGCACCGCAGAGATGGGTGCGACACAGGAAGCCGCCGCCAAGAACGCCGCGACCCTGAATGCTGCCACCACCGCATTGAATAACAGCTTCAATAAATTTGCCAACGAACGCTTGGCTGAGCCGATTCAAGAACTCGCGGACGCGATCAACTCAGTTGATGATGAAACCATTCAGAACTGGCTCAAGTGGGGTGAAACGGCACTTTGGGTGGTCGGTGGTTTAGTCGCGGCAAAGAAAGGCTTGGACATGGCCGCAACGATTAAAGATGTATTCGGTAAAAAGCCCGGTGCAGGCGGTGCGGCAGGTGGCGGTTTCGCCGACTTAGGTGTAATGCCCGTGTACGTAGTGAACATGCCAGGTGGCGGCATGGGTGGAGCTGCTGGCGGATTGCCAGAAGTTCTAGGCGGTGATGGTAAGCCAACAGGTAAGCCAACAGGTAAGCCAAGTGCTAAGTCAAAGTGGCCGTCTATTTTTTCAAAGCAGAATCTCGCGGCCATAGGCACGATTGGTTATGCCAGCACCATGATCCCAGAGTGGTCTCCTATCGATGTTCGCCGTGCATCAGAGGTGGATCGCACAGGCTTGCCGGAAAACTTTGTTACTGCACCTGGATTACTGGATGTGTGGGATGAACTCAAAGGCCTCTTCTCTGGCTCAAGTAATGGCTCAATGGCTGGCAATAGTTACATGGCAGGCCAAACGGGTGGCGAGATGAAATTAAAAGTGGAAGTGTCTGATGACCGCGTAAAAGTCACGCCTACTTACCTGCCGAAAGGTTTCACTATTGACCCAGATATGGGCGCAAATTAAAGGGGCGACAAATGGCATTTGAAGATCGTTTAACAGCCTCATTTCGTGGGGTTGAATTTCTACTCGAAGAGGCAGAAGGCAACAGCGGACGCCGTGCTATTCCCCACGCTTATCCAAAGCGTGAAAGTGGCTGGACAGAAGACAACGGCAAGGTGCTCACTAATGAGCGAATCACAGGCCGCTTGGTGGGTGATGATTATGTTCAGCAGCTTTCTGCATTACTCGAAGCACTCAACCAAGTTGGCCCTGGTGAATTGATTCACCCATGGTTTGGCGTGCGCAAAGTTCAAGTTGGCGCGGTATCTCACCGTTTGGTTAACCGCATCGATGGCACCGTTACGGTTAGCTTTGAGGTGTTTGAAGTCGGTGAAAACCTCTTTCCAAGCAGCGCGTTGGATACAGCCAAGAAACTCGAACAAGAAGCCAGTAACGCCCAACAAGCGGCTGAGCAAGCATTTGAAAAAGCCTATGACCCATCCGCTATCGAAGGCATTGGCGATATGGTTGACCAGTTCCTTGATGATTTGGATGAATTTACCCGTGGCCTGCCATCGTTGCCGAGTGAGCTAAGAAAGTGGACTGATCGCTTGCAGCGCGCCAAAGATTCGGTTGGTAAGCTGCTCGCGTATCCAGGAGAGCTGGCGCGTGAAGTGATGGGGCTACTTGAAGATGTGAAAAGCGTAGTCAAAGACCCCATTCGCTCTCTCGATGTGTACAACAACGTTGAGCAGCGCTGGGAAGGTATGCGCGCGGAACTGGCCGTGAAGGGTGGTTTGTCTCGATCTATCGTGAGTGAAGATGGCCGCGCCAGTTCCGTGCCTGGCATTGCTAACCCACAAAAAGAAGCCGCCGTGCTTGCCAATGCAGAATCATTCAAAACCTTGGCGCTGCGTTCGGCAGCAGTCGGCAAAGCCTCGGCTATTTCACAGTCAGATTACACCTATTCACTGATTGATCAGGTGGAAGTGATTGCCTCTCTTACTGGCTCTGAGCGTAATGCCATCTTTACAGGTCAGCAGCTAAAGGCGATCGGCTATCAGCTGGCGGCACGCTTGGCTGAGCTGGCAGCGGATGCGGTTGAAGCGGGTGATTCCACATTATGGCGATCATTGCGTGCGCTTCGTCAGGCCTTGCTACTCGATACGCGTGAACGTGCGGAAAAGCTGCCGCAGTTAAGCGTCTACCAGCCAACCACTACTGTCCCAGTGGCACTGGTTGCATGGCGTGAAGCAGGCGATACCGAATACCGCAATGCCATCGTGCGCCGTAATGGCTTTGCCAATCCGGCCTTTATTTTGCCAAGCCAAAACGTGGAGGTGATAAGTGAGTGATGTTGTCACCCTCCGCGCAGGCGGCAATCTGTATCAAGGTTGGACGAAAATTAGCGTGACTCGCTCGCTTGAGGCGATGTCAGGCGCGTTTGATTTGGAGCTTACTCACAAGTGGCAAGGTTCATCCGATCGTTACCGCGCTTTCATGGAGCCTATCCAACAAGGAGCGGAATGCATTGTTGAGATTGGAGGAGACCGAGTGATCACCGGTTATGTGGATGACTGGGTGCCAAGCTATGACGATAAGCAAGTGATCATTTCTGTCTCTGGTCGAGATAAAACCTCAGACCTGATCGATTGCTCAATCGTCTATCCTTCAGGCCAATTCGCTAATCAGGACTTGACGCAAATTGCGCGCACCGTTTGTCAGCCATTCGGTATCAAAGTCATCGTTAATACGGATGTTGGCGCGCCATTCCAGCGCATTCAAATTGAGCAAGGTGAAACGCCTTATGAGCTGCTGAGCCGCTTAGCGCGTCAGCGTGGTGTACTGTTGACCAGCGATGCGTTCGGCAACCTTGTGATCACTCGCGCAAGCAAACAGCGTGCTGGCTTCTCTTTAGTGCTTGGTCAAAACGTCAAAGCAGCGCGTGGCCGTTTTAGTTGGCGTAACCGTTACAGTAACTTCATTGTCAAGGCGAGCGGCGCAGCGTTCGGCCAGTGGGATTCCTCTCCAGCGCAAACCGTGGGCGGAATAAAAGCCGAAGTCAAAGACGTAGAGATTGGACGCTATCGCCCGATGATTATCGTCAATGAAGAGATCACCACCGCCGAAGGTGCAGCGCGCCGTGGTCAATGGGAACGTCAGCGCAGCGTTGGCCGTTCTAATACAGCGGAATACACCGTGGTGGGTTGGCGAGTGCCAGAGACAGGTAAAGTATTCGATTTCAATCAAATCGTACCCGTGCGTGATGACATTCTGGGATTGGATGAAGACATGCTGATCAACACCATCATGTTCAGTGAAGATGACGGTGGCAGCGTGGCAGTGATTGGCGTGGTTCGCCCAGATGCATTGGATATTCCACCGCAAATCGAGAAAGAAAGCTCAGTAGGAGGTTCGTGGTGAACGAGTTGGCGAAACGTTATATAGATAAGATGATGATGCCGCTTCGCCGCCGCATTTATTCTATGGTAGGCCGCGCCCTAGTAACGGGAATTGTTGAGGGTTTACAGCGCCAAAACCTACAGCTTCAAATCGAGAATGACGAAGCGGTGGATGATATTGAGCGCTTCCAAAACTACGGCATGACCTCCTACCCACCCGTGGGCAGTGAAGCTGTGGTAATGGCGCTCAAAGGTAGCCTAGACCAACGCGTGGCCGTGGCGGTAGAGAAAAAAGATTTGAGACCAAAAGGTGAGCAAAACGATGTGATCGTGTATCATGCCGAAGGTCATCAAATCCGTCTTACCTCTAGCGGCCAAATCATCGTCACAGCAACTGACGTTATTTTTGAAGCGGCTAACTCATTCACTATTATCTCCCCAGAAACTTTGATTCAAGACCCTTTGCATGTGACAGGTGGAATTTCTACCGACCTTGGGATTTTTGCGACTGGTGGTATTACTTCTTCCAGCGTTGTTGGCGGCTCAGATTTAACCGCAGGCAACATTAGCTATCTAGGTCACAAACACAGAGACGCAGAGAACAGGCTTACAGGTACACCAACACTAGGATAGTTATGAGCAGCATCTTGCTGAACATGTTGGAAAACACTGGAGTCATCATCGAGGGCGAAGTTCCTGAGCAATCAGTAACCGCCCTCGTTTTGATCTCGTTGTTTACTGACGCCAGAGCGGAAAGCTCAGACACCATTCCAGATGGAACCGCAGACCAGCGCGGTTGGCCTGGTGATTCATTTTATGATGCGGCTTGGGGTTCCAAGCTTTGGCTTTTGTATCGAGAGAAGTTAACCACCGATGTGCGCAACCGTGCTGTTAAGTACGCAGAAGACGCGCTGGCATGGATGACGAAGGACTCAGGCACTGGAAAGCTTGCCAAGAGCGTGACGGTTGAGGGTTCAATCCCAAGGTTTCAAACCTTGGCCTTAACTATCACGATTACAAAGCCAGACGAAACCGAGCTGACTTTAACTGTATCCAAACGATGGGAGGCGCAAAGTGCCCTATAGCACTCCAACGCTACGACAACTGATTGAGACGGGTTTAATCGACATCGAAACCTCGTTAGATCAGGTGCTGCCAAAATTCGGTGTTGAGCAAGCGCTTAACGTGGCCGTCAGTGGCGCGATTCGTGACCTCTATGACTACAATAGCTGGATTGTTCGCCAAATCATCCCAACGTCAGAGAGCGACGACCAAACCATTATTGATACTGCTCGCACCGAGGGTGTGATCCGCAAACTGGCCTCTGCTTCGGCAGGGCCTGTCACTTTCACAGGCACCGCACCAATTCCGGTTTCCACTGTGATGACGCATCAAGATGGGCGCTCATATCGAGTGACCTCATCGGCTGCGCCCTCCGGTGGTTCTGTGGTGGTGCAAATCCAAGCCGAAGAAACGGGCGCGAGTTACGACTTACCAGCAGGCCAACAACTTACCCTTGCGCAAGCTGTGCCAGGAGTGCAGCCTGTCGGACTTACAGGTGAGATTTCAGGCGGTGCCGATATTGAGCCTGTCTCTCAAGTGCTAGAGCGCTTGCTGTTTCGCAAGCGTAATCCGCCAATGGGTGGCGCTCCGCATGACTACGTGGCGTGGTGCCGCGAAGTCGCAGGCGTTACGCGCGCTTGGGCGGTAGATTTTTACCAAGGTCCATCAACGGTTGGTTATGCGTTCGTGTTTGATAATCGCGCTAGCATTTTGCCTACCGTGACCGATAAGCAAGCCATGCAGCAATACATCTATCGTCACTCCGATCCTGCAACCGGAACGGATGTGGGTCGTCCGGCTGGTATTGAAGCGATCGATATTCCTCTTACGCTCAAAGTCACCAATCTAAGCATTCAGTTGACGCCAGATACCGAAGAGAACCGCACCGCTGTACAAACCAACCTCGATGCTTACTGGCGCACCTTGTCGCCTGGTTCAACTTTGGTGTTGAGTAAAGTGCGCACGGCCATCGGTGAAGTCGATTCAGTGAGTGACTATATCCTCGATTTGTCTGCTGACGTGCCATCCGCCGCCGAAGAACTGCACGAGCTAGGAGTGATCACATGGGCCACTCTGTAGAGCAATGGTCAAACTCAATCATGCAACAAATGCCGCGCGGGGTGATTTGGCAGCGTGAAACGACTTTAGATCTCTATAAGTACGCCGCAGGTTATGCGCCACGCCTTGAAGCCGCAGAAATCAGTGCTGAAGGCTTGCTGTTTGAAATGCGTCCAGAAACCACGCTGCAAATGCTACCAGAGTGGGAAGATTATTTAGCGCTGCCAGAGTGTAATGCAGGTAAGCAAACGATCGAATCACGCCGTGCTGCCGTGGTTGAGAAGTATCACCGCAAAGGCGGCTTGCAGGCATGGAACATTGAAAAGCTAGCGTCAGACCTTGGTTTTGATGTGGAAGTGCAAGAGCTATTTCCTCACCACTGCTTGCGTGGGTGTGACTACCCACTTTATGAAGAGAAATATCGCCACATTCTACGCATCTACGTGAAAGGCATAACGCAGGCCTACGCAACCTGCCTAGACGACTGTTTAACCCCGTTAGTATCACAAACCGCCGCCATTCTCGAATGCACGCTGAATCGCTTCAAAATGGCTGGCAAGTATTACGAATATTTTTATGAGGAGAGTATCTGATGCACAAGCTACAGAACGGCTCACAAGTTTCAGCAAGACCACCACGCAAGCCTTTAGTCGGGCTAGGTGGCTATTTTTCAGAAAGCAATGACCAAGGCGCACCAAGTTATCCAGGACAAGATTGGTTTAACGACTGTACCGATGAGTTTATAAACGCACTGGATGAAATGGGCATCACTTACGATCAAGAGCAGCTTGATCACCTAGCTCGCGCCTTTGCTGCCGTCCGCTCCCAAGAGTGGAATGCAAATGCTAACTACGGCATCGGACAAGAAGTTGTCCGCAATAACCTGCGCTATATCGCTCGCGCTGAGTCAGGTCCGGACAATGGAGGGGCTGTTATTCCCGACATCGGTGTATCTCAGTCCACGTGGGACCCAGTTCTCCCATCCGCGGCATCGACTGCGAATCTGAGCATTCCATGGATTAAAATTGCAGTTATTTTTGGCACTACAAACTCCGGCGGTGATACGCTTGAGCTAGATGTGATGGGTGGTGCAGTGCTGTCTGAAAAGATTGGGTTTAGCGCAAGTATCACTATTCAAGAGCGAGCAGACTCAATTTCCGTCTTGATCATCCCGCGATACAGAACCAATACCGATCCTGTGTTTTACACAAAAAGAATCGGAAACAATCGCTTTGAGCTTTGGATGAAAAGAACTACGACTGCCCCATCTGCGGTCACAGTAATACAAAAATCAAGGTCTAGATCGATTGATACGTTGGCAGGTGTGTTAAATATGACAGCTACGGAACCTGCGGGCTTGACAGCTGTTCCTTTCGATACTGGTTATCAGTTCGACTCAATCCCGATTGGTGCTGAAATGTATTTCGATACCCCACCACCTACTAATGATCCGCGATTTCGGTTTGTTAAGCTGACTGCTGACGATACTTATAACGGCAGCTTGCTGGATAATAAAATCATATCAGGAACCGCTCCAAATCTTGTTGTGAAAATGAGAGTCAATTCCAGTAGGTCTCCTTTAAACGGTCAAGCGATTTTCATGCTGAATAGCATGGAAGCAATACGCACGCCAGGAATGAACGGTGGAGAAGTCGTGCAAGATGCTATCCGTGGTTTTACGGGGTCGGTAATACTACGAGATGGAGCATTGCCCAACTCATTGAGATCATTCTCAGATCATCAGGGTGTGCTTTTCGGAGGATTAACAGTGGCAAGCAACGCTGGTGTAGAATCCAAAATCATCGGTGTCAATACTTATCCAGACCAAACTGCAGATTTAAGGATCGACGTCGGTCGGCAAGTGCCGACCGCAGAAAGAGTAAAAGTTTTCAGTGTAACGGGCCAACTCTATAAGAGGATTTATTAATGGATACAGAGAGGTTCTTCGCTTTTGAAGACGCGTTAATGCTAGAGCATGCAGAAGGTTCAATCGAAATCACCGAGCAGCAATACAACGATGCTTTAGATGCCAAAATGGCAGGACGCAAAGCGTTTGTGCGTGATGGCGAGCTCGTTATTTTTTCCGGCATTATGGTTACAGCATGGAATAAATTAACTAGACAGCCAGAAGAGTTTGATGAGTTTGATGTAATTCCAGAAGACTACACGCTTATTGAGCCAGTGGGTGACGTTGTTTGGGGTGAGGCTAACTGGATTGAGCGTATCAAGTCGCCTCAAGAACTTGCACAAATCGAGCATAATTGGGTTCTTTCTGAACTTGCTAATGTTCAAATTGAACTAATGTATCACTGGACTGAGGACCCGCGTGCAACATCCACCTTGGATGCATGGAAGTTATACGCCAGACAGCTCCGAGACTACACCACTACCGACGAGCAAGGCATACCATCAATTCGCGGCGAGTCTCGCCCTGTAAAGCAGATTTAA